GCTACCTCTTCGGGGCCCCAGGGGGGTGAGTCGTGGGTCAGGCCCAGGGCCCTGATAACGCCGATGGTGGTGGTCCTGGCCATGCCGAACCGTCGAGCGACCTGGTTGACGGTGGCCCCGCCACCGAGGCTGCTGTACGCCTCTCGGATACCGTCGACCGTGTCAGCGGGCAGGGCGAAGGGGCCTCGAGTAGGCAGGTGAAACACGTACCGAGCTCGCTCCACGTCGAACCAGTATTCATCACTCAGGGCTTCGAGCGGGCTCTCCGCCTCGGGCTCGGGGTCCTCTTCGGTGGCTTCGGCGGGCTCCTCGTCCTGGCCCAGGACCCACCGACCGAAGCGCTTGGCCTCTTCCCTGTCCAGCCCTGTGCGCTTGGCGACCCGGGCCCATTGCCGGCTGGCAGCCCACGGTTTGACGGATGGATGCTCAGCTAGGAGCTTGGCCCATGTTGCTTCACTCATGCGATACCCCACTGCGGTACGAGGACGATGTATTTGGGGCCGGGCGCGTCAGGGTTCTCGCCCTCGGTGATGACGACGTAGGAGCAGGGCGGTTCATTGAGGAGGACCTCGGCTACCGCGTCCATGAACGACCCCTCGACCTCATGGCGCTCCCATCTGTCCTCACCGCTCACGGTCTCGCACCAGGGCGCGCAAGGCAGCCGTGGTGCGGTCCAGCTCCTTGAGCGTGGCCTCTATGCGCTCGACAACCAGGACGACGCGCTGTTGGTTTTCTCGGACAGACCGAACGTCGCTCTCGAGCTCCACGATGCTCACATTGTGCTCATCGACCATCTCGACGAGGCCCTGCTGGGTGTTATCAGCGAGCGCCACGTGGGCGGTAGCTGTGACCGCCAGAGACAGCGCGACGCCGAGCCAAGTGGCAACGGCGACGACGTTGGACTTGACCCATGTCGCGGGCGACATCAGTCGTCTCCACCCACCGAGTCTTCCAGGCGGCCGGATAGAATAGTAACCATGCGGACACCGAACATAACCACTGGCGTCAGGACGGCGCCGATGGCGACGCCGTAGTCGACCGGGTCAAGCGTGACAACGCCGGCCACATGAAGGATGCAGGCCACCATGGCGGCGGCCACCACTGAGATCTCGGCCCCGTCCATGGGGGATGAGTGTACTGGCTTAATCATTCGTCGTCCTCGTCTCCAAAGAGTTCAATCTCGATATCGTCCAAGATCTCCATGGTCCCCGTCTCGATGAAGACCTCATCAGTACGGAGGACGCCAAGAGCCTCGGCAATCTGTTCCACGGGCACCAGCTGTAGCGTCTGAGCCGCAGCATGAAGAGACTCGAGGCCAGCAGCCTTGGATACTGCCTCCAAGAAGGCAGCAGTGACGACCGGGACTCGGAGCAGGTCCTTATCCGCATCACTCAGAGCCACGACACATCTCCTCGGCGATGGCCTCGGAGACCCGGAGGCGCTCTGGTGCGGCGATGCACACCTTCGTCACCATGGGGTCGCCGTCACCATGCACCACCAGGCACGCACCCTCGGCGGTCTTGCTGAGCGTCCAGCCACCAGTGCGGAGGTGATAGGTGCTGCCGCACCCTGCGAGCAACATGAGCAAAATGGATACAAGGATGTACTTCATGGGGTCCCTTGGGCCGTCTCTGTAATGCGAATGAATCCTACCAACCTAAGCCACGCCGCGTCACCTTCGCGGATGACTTCCTTGGCGACCGCACCGCCACCAGGCACGCGGTCATGGCCGTATCCGGTCGAGTTGCCGGAGATGCATGTGATGGTGCGGGGGGATGCGTGGCGGTCTGCTGAGATCACCACCCCCGTATGACCCTGTCGGCGAGAGCCCTTGAGGGCCTTGTCACGGTCGGACTCGGGCTTCGTTAGCCTGGTGCGGACAAAGATGAGGCCTCGCGGGTCCCGGGCGGTCCAGATGTCGTCGCGGTCAACGCGCTGCTCGGGAAGGGCCTGGTGCCAGTGGGTCACGGCGCGGCCGGTCCGGGTGAAGCGGAACCTGAACCCGCAGCGGTGGACCTGCATACAGCAGGAGGATACGAAGTAGGCGCACCAGGGCGGTGCCTTCGCAGGCGTCCCGCCGCCATCGTGGATGAACCAGGACACGTCTGGCCCAGCGTTATCTCGGTGCTCACGCACGCCCTTGGCGAGCCACGCCTCAGCGACTGACGCCAAGGCCTTCTGGGGGGTCGGGCGGCGGCGGATGGCCCTGAGCAGGTCCTTGAGGGTGGTGATCACCGAGGCCTCGAGGGACGGCTGGGCCCGATGGTGCCCCGGCGCTGGCGGCGCGTCTCCTTCGGGTCATAGTGCCGAGCCCCGATGCCGAAAGCGTCGAGCGCGATGGGCAGGATGCGCTGGAGCTTCTCCTTCTCCTCGCCAGTCATCTCCGCCCAGGCCTCATCAGCTACGTTCTGAAGCGTGATGGGAGTGAAGGCCCCCGTCGCCGGGAAGACGACTTGATGGAGGATGACGGCCACGTAGTCATTGACCTTGCCGTTAAAGAACTCCTCCATGGCCTTGTCGGTCTTCATCGCGTCGAGGGTCACCGGGCGCCCACGGAAGTCCGTGCCACGCACGCCGTCATACAGCGCTCCGATTAGCGGGGCCGCCTTGTTCCGAACCATCTGACTCATGCCAGCCCCCGGGCGGTCGCCGCCCAGAAGCAGCGGCAAGACGTAGCGCCAGGTGGACGCGAGGCCGCCGGTCAGGTCGATATGGTAGTCGCCCACCCTGAACTTCAGGAAGTCGCCCGACTTCGGGGAAACGAACGCCAGGGCGTTCTCCTCTGGGTCGTCATCGCCGAGCAGCGTGCTCATGAGCCCGATGCCCATGAAGAAGCCCAGGCGCTTTCCGGTCTCGGCCGCGATGCGCTTTCTGGTGGCCTTGGATACGCCCTCGAACTCCCCCAAGCCCAGCACGACCTGGACGGTGCGATATGGGGACTCAAACCTGGAGAGCGTGAAGCGGGGGGCGAACATGATGTTGCGCATGACCGTCGCGCCGAACCCCTGCCCGCTCACGAGCTTGCCTCGCCCCGTGGAGGCGTTGATGAGGGCTGCACGGGCCTGAAGGTCTGCCTTGGGGACCTTCTTCATGATGTCTTTGATGTCGTTGGGGTTGGCGCCGTAGTCCTGGGCCAAGAACTTGACCGCCTGGTCGAAGTGGGCGGCGCGAAGGAGGTTAAGCGTGAGGCCGAAGGCGTTCTGTGACGGCATCACGAGCTGGTCGCCCAGCGCTCCAGTCTCGAGCGCCCGGAACATGAACAGCTCCTCTCTGGCAAGCATCCCGCCGCCGGGGACATTCGAGAGGCCCTCGATCTCAGTGAGCTCGAGGCCAGCCAGGTCTCGAATCGCCTGCATGTCTGCGTTGAGGATGGCCTTCTGGGTCCTTAGCGCGTAGGCCCGGTGGCCCTGGGTCCACGGGGCTAGTTGCCATACGATGGGCAGGGTCTTGAGGCCCTTTACGGGGTTCTTGAGGAACAGGCCCATGGCCTGGCGGCCAAGCGCCGAGTCGTCACCGGACGAGGACAGCACCAGGGACGCGCCGAAGGCCTTCTTATAGCCCCTGAGGAGGCGGTTCATGGTCACTGTCGAGATGGAGGATGCGCGTTCGCGCTCGCCCAGCCGCACCTTGGCGCTGGCCTTCACGAGGTCATCGCTAATCTGGTCGATGAGCTTCTGGGCGGCCTGGATGGACCCCTCGTTGCCTGACTTCTGGGCCTTCTTCATGAGCTTCTGGGCCTTCTGGAGGCGCTCATGGGCCTTCTTCCGCTCAGCGAGGCCATCGGCTTCGAGCTTGACCGCCTTATCCCAGGCCTTCCTGAGCCGCCTGGACTCGCCTGCCGTGAGCAGCCGCTTCTTTTTGAGCATGGCCGTGGCGACGGCATCGGAGTAGGTTGTGATCTTGTTCGCCATGAACTGGCGATACCTGAACGCCCTACCCATCTCCGAGCCGGCGGCGCGGAGCGCCTGACCCAGGCGCAGTATCTGCTTGTTGGTCTTCTCGAGGCGGGCACCCAGCTCCTCCATGCTGTGGGTGGTGTCCTTGGACTTGACCGCGTCGAGGATGTCCTGGTGGGCCCGCTTCTGTAGCAGCACGGCGCTGTGGACCGCCGCCTGCTCGATGGCAGACGGGTTATACCCACGCTCGTTGATGCTATCGACCAGGGCGTCAAGCTTGCCGCTCATGTTGGCGACGCCCAGGTCTCCCTCTTCCATCGTCGAGTCTAAGCCCTGCGTCCTGGCGGCTAGCCTGACCTCAGCGATGGAGATGCGCTGGCTCTCAGTGAGGGCCTTCTTGGCCGCCTCGCTCATCATGAGTTCATCAGCAGCCTGGAGCATGACTTCGTCCATCTCTGCGTGTTTGGCAGCGATGCGCGGGCCCTCGAGGCCCGCCTCCATGTTGGCTTCCCTGGCTAGGGCTTCAAG